AGTTTAGAAATACAAAGTACAGACAATTACTTAGATTGGACTAGTTTAACTGTAGTTGAATTAGAGGATGTAACTTTTAGTAGCAGATCAATACCCCAAGGCACAAACATTAGTATTGATATCGCTACCCTTAATTTAAAAACACCTATATGGATCACACCGCCTGCTAAAGTTAAAAAGTTAGGAATTATTACAAATATTATTGCTAATATTTTTGAAGGTGGTGCAATTAACAATGAAGATTATATTGACGGATTAGGAACAGATCCTTCAAAAGGATCTGTTACTTTAGGCAGTTTGTTAGCTACAGAAAAAGTTAACATAGGTAATTTTGATGTAACAGTATTCTCAAATACTATTAAGTTATCTGGTAGAGATAATTCAGGTTTCTTAAACTGGCGTCAAATTTTAGATCAATATCCTGGCAAGTATCAAGCAGGTTTAAGTAAGATATTTTTGTATCAAGAAGATGGATCAAGTGTTGTTGGTTATGTAAGTCTTAATCCTTTAGATGAAACAATTATGTCAGTTAATTGGGACACAGACACGTATCCTCCTAACGACCCAATCGAAGGCCCTGCAAGGAATTCTGCAAGTTGGGGAACTTTTGATGCAGTTATAGATCCCACTACTAAAGGACCAAAAGGTTCCGGATTAACACCATCTGTTGGAACAAGATACTTAATAATCGACGACATTGCAAACGACGCAGATGCTTGGAAAAATGATGATAATAGTGAATTTATTGCTAAGGCAAATGATATTATCGAATGGGATGGCGACACTTGGCATATTATTTTCGAAGCAGCAGTTAGTTCAGATGAGTTGATTTATCAGACAAATATCTTTACACTTGTTCAGTATAAGTGGAACGGCGTAAGTTGGGTTAAATCTTTTGAAGGCGAATATGCGAGGGGTGAATGGAGACTAGAACTGTAAAAGATTCGATTGATTGTTCTGGAGCTTTAATTTTTGCCCGTAAGACACAAAGATTTTTATTACTTCAAAAAAGTTCAGGTAAGCACAAAGGAACTTGGGGGCTTGTCGGTGGCACAACAAATACCGGCGAAACTGCTTGGCAAGGTCTTCAAAGAGAAATACAAGAAGAAATTGGTTCTTTTCCTGATATAATTAAAACTATTCCTATTGAAAAATTTGTTAGCAATGACGGTGGATTTAAATTTCAAACATATCTATGTGTAGTCGATAACGAATTTGTTCCTGTGTTATCCGAAGAACATTGCGGTTGGGCGTGGGTAACTGCTGATAATGCTCCTAAACCTTTACATCAGGCTTTAAAGATAAGTTTTACAAATAAGATAATTAAAACTAAACTAGAAACAATTTTTGAAATTGTAAATTTAATTTGAGACTATTATGGACAACAATGACATTTTTCCTTCCTGGGGTGATTTAGACGACGGACAAGAAAGCTTTTGGAGTGCGGATTGGTTTATCGATAAAGATCAAGATAAAGATACTATTATACTGACTGTAACTATCGATAATGAAGAAACTTTTAATTGGTTTTATCCGGAAGTCTACAATGCATTTCACACAGATACTGTTAAAGAGTTTTTAGCTCGATACTATAAAAAAGAAATTAGTGATGAAAATATTAAGGAATTTAAAGATTTCTTATTTCATTGGTTTCAAACTGTAGATGATGAAGGAGCTATGGATATGGAATTCGATGACGAATTCGTAAACGAAAGTGACGATGTGTTTGTCGAATCAGAAAATCGAACACTTCATTAATAAATTCCTACAGCCAGCGCGAAAAAAGCTTTACGATCAACATATTCTTTTGTAGCAGCATCTAAGTCCTGTGTAGGTGCTGCATTTAAAGTTACTGTGCCTCCAAATGTTGCACCCAATGCAGCATTCACTGGAGTATAACCTAAAGTAGATGTTATATCTGAACTGGTTAAATTAGATGCATTAGTCACTCTACCTTTAACATCTACTGTAACTTTAGTATATGTTCCTGCGGCTACACCAGTATTTGATAGTGTAGTGGTTAAACTATTACCAGTACTAGTTCCGCTAATATCACCAGTTACTGTTAAGTTTTGACCAGTAGTAATTCTACCTTTACTGTCTACTGTAACTATAGCATAAGTTCCAGGAGTTACACCTGTTGTGCTTAAGGTAGTAGCAAAAGAATTATTACCTGAACCGCTAATATCACCAGTTAAGGTAATTGTTTTAGATGCTACTTGTAAATCAATATAATCTTTATTAGTAACAGTTGTTCCGTCGACTGGAATATTGTCAAAAGTAAGCAGTGTTGGTCTTACTTGATTTCGAATTTTAAGATCAAACTGTCCCATAGTATATCCTTAGTATAGTATTTATTGGTTAAGTAAAGATGGTTCCGTTACCTGAAGTTACGTTAGAGAAAGAAATGTTAAGATTGTTTCCTCCGTTAGTATTTCCTAAACTAGCTGGTGCTCTATAAGCCGATGTTCCTTGCGCATTGATATTACTAATCGTACAGTTGATGAATAATACCTGTTGACTTGAATTAATATTAGCTCTTGTTGCAGTAGTTGCAGTCACAGTTACTGGTGTCCCTGTTGTTCCAGCTGGTTGAAACCTAGTGCAAGTGGTCGTAGTACTACTAGTAAAGGTTATAGTACAAGGTTGTACACTATTTGTAATATTAGTAAAAGTATTGTTTCCTGATATAGTAAGTGTACCAGCACCGCCTTGAATTAGTGTACAGTTGTAGACGCTACCGCCACCTACAAATGTTTTGGTACTGGCACTGGTCATAGATATTGATCCTTGGCCTGTTCCAAGTGATGTACTAAAGTTAGTTGGAGCAGCATTGTTCCAAGCAGTTGAGCCTGCGCCAGAAATATTCAATGTGCCATTATTGAAAGTAATACTTTTAGTTCCGGCTGCTGTGGCAGCATTGGCAGTAGTTAAAGTAAGACCATTTAAGTTCAAATTACCATTCGTTAGAGTCAAAGTAGTCGAAATGGTTCCGTTAGTACTTAAAGAAGTCGTTGCACCGCTTCCATCAATAGTTAAATTTCTAATCGTTTTGGCATTAAAGTTTAAAGTACCAGTGCCAACTATACTAAATGTAGTAAGAGAAAATGTTCCTCCACTAGACAGACTGAATCCATGACAACTAATAGTAGCTGTACCCATATCAACAGTTGTGCTACCAAAATTTATCTGTCTATAAGATCCCGAAAAAGTAATAGTACTTCCACCTGTAAGTAAATTTATATTGAGTCTATTAGCACTAGTCGCTCCAGCAAACGTGCCAAAGGTCAGAGTTCGTGCAATGTTCATATCTAATGTAATATCTGAATTTCCAGTAAAAGTGAAATTTGTAGCTGTACCAAAATCTATATTTGAAATGCTTGGTGTAGCAGTATTAGTAATAATTTTCCCAGTAGTTCCAAAAGCTATAGATCTAACATTACTATTAGAACTATTCAATACACCTGTAGTCAAAGTTAAGTTATTTAGATTTAATGTTCCTAAAGTTAATATAGTACTTCCTGTAACAGTAGGTGTGTCATTCAAAGTAGTAGTAATACCGCTACCATTAATAGCTAGAGTAGAAATACTTTTACCATTAAAAGTTAAAGACCCGGTGACATTCGTTTGAAATGCTGTGGAAGTGAACGTTCCACCTGTTGATAGTACAAACCCAGCACACTGTATAGTTTGATTGCCAGGATTCATAGTCGATCCTGTAAAATTAATAATACCAAAAATACCAGTAAATGTAACAACACTTGCTCCTGATATAATATTAACATTTAGTGCATTGGCAGCTGTGGGACTAACACCTAAACTAACATCTAAAGTTACAGTAGATGTGGAATCTCTTTCAATATTTGATGTTCCAGTAACACTTAAATTAGTATAACTAAGACTTAACCCTGTGCCGGTGCTTCTAGTTGGTCTTATCTTACCTGAGGTTCCAAAAGCTATAGTTCTTGCACTGGTACTGTTTGAACTGAAAGTTCCTGTGCTTAGACTAAAATTATTTAGATCTAATGTGCCTGCATCTAATCGAATGTTTGCGCTAGTGCCACTATTGAATATAAAATTATTTCCGAGACGTAATCCGCCAGTAGCTACAGTGTTGATACTAATTGTACTAGTTGATGTTCCATAGGTTACTCCGGTGCTGCTGGTCAATGTTCTAATAGATCTACTTCTAAAGTTTAAAAAATCACTAAAACTCAATGCCACACCACTACCTAAATTAAGATCACCATATACATTTATAGTAGATTGGCTAGCAGTAAAAGTCACAGTATTAGTTCTAGCTGAACTATCAATAGATCCAATGTTTGTAACAAAGTTAAACGCAATACTGGTAAGATTTAGAAGACCCGTATTAGTAAAAAAAATTGTATCCTGTGCGAGAGGATAGTTAGTTGTAGCAGGAGTGCCTCCTTCTGATGTAGCCCACGCATTTGAAGTATTCCAAGTTCCTCCACCATTTAAACTCCACCAAACATTTTTTGCAGGAGTGAAAGTTATTCCGGAGTTACCACCGCAATCTCCTATTCTAGTTCCAGACAATGGTGAACCAGCACCAGTAACAGTTATATCTCTAAAATCTGTATCTGTTAAAGATGATGCTGCACAAGTAAGAGTTCTTGTAGTGCCGAACGTGTCGCTTATTAGGAAGACTCTTCTGTTACCGTTAACACCTGTACAGTTTAAAGAACCGTTGATGGTTTGATTGGCAAAAAAATTAAAAACAGATAGTCCTGCTGTGCTAGGAGCCGTAAAACTCAAGTTATTAAATGTATTAGTGCCACGAATATTTCTACCAGTTGTTGCTTGTGTAGAAAGAGCATTAGTAAAAGCTACGTTCCAATATGTTTGACTATCGCCTGTAAAGTTTTGTACTAGAGTACCTCCTACACCTGTTAAATTTATGGTACTAGTACCTGCATTAACTGTACAGTTTGTTCCTGCTACTATATTAAAGTCGTTCCAAAGACTCAAAGTACCTGAATTAAGATTTATAGTTTTCGCTGAAGTACCGCTAGTTATAAATGTACCAGCGGATAGTGTTCTTGTGTTTAGGTTTATAGTTCCTGCAGAGACAGTAAAAGTATTACTCTGTATATTCAGATTACTTAGAAAACTAATAGTGCCGCCAACTATTTCAATATTATTTGTATTAATATTGATACCGTGATTTATAGATCCGAGACCATCGACGGTACTGCCGTTAATTGTAATAAATCCAGAATAACTCCAAGTAATATTTGCTCCAGGAAGAATAAAATTGCCGTTGATGTTTAACTGTGTCGTCCCTGACATAGTTAATGCACCGTCTAAATTAGCTACTGTTAGAGATCCGCAGGATAATGGAGATGCATCAGATAATGTTATAGTAAATGAACCTGTGCCTATATTACTATTTGCATCTATATATACATCATCAGTGTTAGTTGGAACACTTGCTCCACCAGATCCTCCAGTCCCAGTAGACCAATTCGCTGTATTTGTGTTGCTCCAGGTTCCCGTTCCGCCTACCCAATACCTATCGGCCATTTACGATCCTTTAAAAACGAGACACAGTTAAAGAGACTGTTAATTTAGTAATAGTAGATGCACTATCTACATTAAATCTAAGTATATCGCCGATTGCGATAGATGTGGTCCACCCTGTTAATGTGGAATCTTGATATTTAGATGCGACGTTCAGAGTCGGTTTGGCAGAACCGCATATACTGTTTACCGCAGTTGGTGGAAAGGTAGTGTAATCACTTTTGTAAATATCTAGTACTGCCGAGCCAGAAAGATCAGCAAATAATCTTACACTGGTTATCGTACAATTAAATGGTACTTCGAGATCTCCTCTTATACCAGTTTGTATTACAGCTCCAAGGCCGTCTATGTTAAATGTAAGTGTTGCGGAAACATTGCTTACACTACCTGTAAATCCAATAACTCCTTGACTGCCTGTAAATCCTTGACTGCCTGTAAAACCAATTGCAGCAAACGCTCCTGTACTACCAGTAAAACCAGTAATACCTTGACTACCAGTGTAACCAATATCCCCTTGACTACCAGTAAACCCAATAACACCTTGACTACCTACGAATCCAGTAATACCTTGACTGCCTACAAAGCCAGTAGTACCTTGACTGCCTGTAAATCCAGTAATGCCTTGACTACCGGTAAACCCTAGATCCCCTCGACTTCCAGTAAATCCAATAACACCTTGACTACCGGTAAATCC